GGCTCATCAACAGCGCCATGCGCGCCATATACGCTTGATTCATGATCGTTTTCATGGTGGGGGTGTTCTCCTTACAGCACCAGCCGGAACTTGAGCAGGCCGCTTTCGACGGCGATGGCGCGGGCGATGACATGCTCACCCTGTTGCACACCGGCGCTGAGCTTGCCGTTTGTCGACACCTTCAGATCGTCACCGGCCTGAATGGTGCCGTCGAACACATCGGTCTCGTAGACGCCGCCGTTACAGTAGATTCCCGGCATATCGCCGTCTTTATAATCCCTGGCGAGAATGCCAAAACTCTTCAGCGCGGGATCGATGTTGACGGCGAAACGGTCGTTGCCGATTACCCGGACAACTTGCCCAAGCGCGCCCGCGCCTTGCAGCGTGCCGTCGCCGTAGCTCAACCCCTGATGGACGGGGGTAATATAGGACATGATTTTCTCTCCTTTGCTGGTTAGGCTTGCGCCCGCGCGATGCGCTCGTCATAGGCTTGCTGGAACCCCCGCTTTAGCTGGTCCTCCAGCGATTCATTGCGATCATCCACGTCCAGCGGACGCACGCCGGCATCGGTGCGCAACGGTGCGGTGGCCTGGTCGGCAGCCCTGGTCTTGTCGCAACCACAATCGGCTTTGTCAGCCTTGTCCGTCGTGTCGGCTTTGCCGGTCATCGATTGCGTCATACGCCCATAGGCGGCTTCGCTGGCGGTAAACGCCTCGTCTGATAGCCCGGCCAGCCGGGTGATCTCGGCGTCCTTCTCCTCGTCGTTGCCGAACTTCAGTCCCTGGCGTTCCAGTTTGCGCACCAGCGCCTGCGCTTTCGCGCGATTGGCGGCGGCTTTCTGTGCGGCCAACAATTCGTCGACTTGCTTCTGGAGATCGAGCACCTGCTGTTTCAGTTGCTTGTTCTCCTGCTCCAGCACTTTGAGTTGCGCTGCAGGGTCTGCCGGGGGCGTACCGCCCCCGGCGGGTGGGGTAGTTTTCTTGGCGGCGTCGCTGTCAGCCGCGTCGCGGATCGGTTCGTCCATTGTGTCTCCTTCCGGGATGTCGGCCCCGTGCGAGGCCACCTGAGTGATGCGGGCGTTCTCGTCGGCACCTTTACGGTCGAGTAGACCTAGACCGCTGAACGTCACGCCATGCAGGATTTCGTAGACGGGCTGCCCCTGAAAATCGCCGCCCTTGTATTTGCGTAGGTGCAGGCAGTAGTCGTTCTTTGAGGCGGCGCGCTTGCCGCAGACCGAGCATTCGCCTTCCGTGTAATCGCACTCCATCGACACCTGCGCGATAATGCCGGACTTCATCAGCCGATAGGCCAGTTGCGCATTGGGCGCATCCTGGACGTACAACTCGCCGACGCACTCGACGCGACCGCCGGTTTCATCCTCGATATAGTCCGAGCCGACGATACCGCCGACGATATCGGTGACATCCTGCGAGTGCTGCAGATCGACTTTCTTGTTGACTGCCGTCACATAGCGGCTGGCCAGTTCCTCGGCGGTGAAGTGGTCGCCATTTTTGTTCGTGCCCACCCGGCAGAGAATGCAGGTGAAACGCGGATCGCCGGAACCAGGCGCAGTCGCCTGGCCTTCCGTCGAGAGCCGGATGTCCACCGGCAGGCTGGTATGGCAATTGGCCGGGCGATGATCGGCCTGCGCCGTTTTCGCCGTCTGGCGCGGCTTCGAAGATACGAAGAGCAACTCCTTCGCGAATTGCCCGCCGGTGCCATAGGTGCGCGCCATGTTGTACTCCACCTCCATGGCTTTCCGGCGCACCAGCCCGTAATGCTCGGCGAAGATACGTTGAATGTCCGCTTCAGCGGGAAACGCTTTATCGCGATACGAGAGCAGCACCGTGTCATACTTGCCGCGCGACTCACGGGCGAGCGATGCCATCATTTCCTGCATCGACTCACGTGTAAAAGTGGTGCGCGAGGGATAACTCCGGCGGCCATTGTCGAGAATCTCCTTGTCGGCCCAGCGATTCATCAAGCCTTCGACGAAATGCAGGTCGTTCTCGTAATCGTTCCGATTGAACTCGGTGATATACGGCGGATCGAGATAGAGCGCATCGGCGCCGACCTTTTGCACCGCCTCTACCGCGTCGAGATTGGTCGCTTTGCACTCCTGGCCATTATCAAAGACCAGGCTGTTGAGCCGTTTGGCGGTCTTCCGGAAGGTCGCCACGAACTCGGATACCGGCACATTCGTCAACTGCGAATTGCTCAACCCGGCCTCCGTCTCCAGCTTGTCGGACGTAGCTTTAGCGAAGTCTGAGGACGCCTTGCTATTCTTCTTCGAACGGTTGAACTGCCCGAAGGCCGACTTCGCCTTGACCGTGGTGCCGAGCGTCGCCAGTGCCAGATCTTTCTTGTAGCCAGGCAGCTTCTGGATGTTTGCCCACACCTGATCCAGCCACGCCAGCACCGGCTTACTGTAGTAGTAGCCATGGAAGGTGCGCACGATAAAATCACCGGCGTCGGCATTCGGCGCGAGGATGCGCTCGAGATCGCCATCGCTGAGCGTCTCGTGGCTGTTCTCGACCACCGCGCGCGCCAGGTGATAGGGATAGCGCAGCAGGTCATTGGCGACCACTTTCAGCCCCTGGCGTTTGAAGTGGTAGGCGACATTCGCCCCGCCGCTGAACGCGTCCAGGATGGACTTCGCCTCCTTCGGCACCTGCCGGGCGATCCAGCCGAGCATGACGTATTTCGAACCCATGTAGCCGGTCACGCGCACCGGGTCGTCATCGGCTTTACCGGCCATGCAGGACAACAATTCCAGGTCATCCAACTCGCCGGAAGCTTCCAATTCCTCCGCATCCTCATCGGCCTTGGCTTGCGTGCTGGCATCATGGGCACAGATGAACAGGTACTCCTTGGCATCGGACGCATCGCCATGTCGCGAGGAGATCGAGTAATGATGGTCGTGCGAGCGCAGGCTGACGCCTTTGCCGGCATCAGCAATGATCTGGCGCATCTCCGTTTCATTCGGATAGGCGTGATCGCGATAGGAAATTAGCCAGTGCGGGATCTGCTTGGCGTTCGCCAGGAACGCGGCGAAGAAGGCATTCGCGTTCGCCTTGGTCACCGTCTGGTGGTCGGTGACGTAGTGATGGGTCTTCGTGTCCTCTTTGATTTCCAACCCGTCCCAGTAGCTCATCAAGCCTTCGACGAAGTGATACGACTTCTCGTAATTGGTGGTGCTGAACTCGGTCGCATACGGCGGATCGAAATAGGCGAGATCGGTTTTGACCTCGGGCAGCAGCGCGTTGATATCCTTCTGATTGGCCTTGCATTCCTTGCCGTTGCTGAACACCAGCGCATTTATGCGCGCCACGTTTTTGGCGAAGCGCTGCTTGAATTCATCCGGCGTATCCTGCCGCTTGCCGTAATCGGTGCTGCTGGAGAAATGCCCGAAGCCGCCTTTACCGCTCATGCAGGTCTTGCCGAGGGCAAAGAGCGCGATGTCTTTCTTGTAACCGGACAGCGTGTCGATGTTGGCACGCACCTGGTCGATGATGGCATGCACGCCGTTGGCGAAAAACAAGCCTTTGAAGTTATCCTGCACGAAGGTGGCTGCTTTCCCATTCGGCTGCAGCAAGGCATTCAGTTCTTCACTGCTGATACGGGTGTCGTCATTCTCCACGATGGCGCGCGCGGCATGATAGGCGTAGCGCAGCCGGTCATTGGCGACGACGCGCAACCCTTTGGTCTTATACATGTAGGAGACCACCGCCGAGCCGGAGAAGGCATCGCACACCGACGCCACGCCGTCCGGGGTGTGCTTCCAAATCCACTCGACGAGTTTCTGCTTGCTGCCGATGTAATTGGTGACATATTTCGGACGCTCGCCTTCCGGGAGTTCCTCGGTGGTGATGTCAACCGGCGCTTCCTGCGCGGCTCCCTCGGCGGTGAGATCGAGGAAGCACTGCAGGTCGGCGTCGGCTTCCAGCAGGAAGGCCAGGCGTTCTTGATCAGTGGCAAAGAGATGCATTCAGGTATCCTTCACATACTTGCGCCAGGAAAAAGACTCTCCCAACCGTTACATAAACGCTGGAAGCGCAAAGTGACGATAAAAATCTGGGGTATTTTGAGAAAAGTTCGAAAAAAGTCGATCCTGGAGATAACGCAACGTGTCCGACTGACCAAGCCTTGTGCAGAGAATACGTCGATGTAGCACTTCAGGATAAAGAGCGATGGACGAAACACACCAAAGCGACAACGCCGCTTCTCGGTAGAACCGGAAACAGCGTTGCGTGTGCATGGTATGGTGTGAGACGAAGGGTGTTAGGAGGCTGGGGACGGTAATGGCGGATCGCCAAGTGGCTTTCCAGCGGTGATCAGCGTCAATACGTATTCAGCGACATCATCCACATTGCCGGCGTCGGTGGCATAGACCGGGGAGCAATCACCGCGATAGAGCGAGATGCGCCCCTGCCATTGTTCCAGAAAATCCACCGGCAACGCGCGTTCACCCTGCTCGATGAGATCGTTGATGATGCCGTCGGCGATGGCCTGGGCGTCCTCATTGCCGGGCACATACCGCATGACGATATCCAGGCCCAGTCCGGGACCATGCGCCCACACGCCGATAGGCTCGAAGTATGCATGCCCGTTCGTGTCCCGCCGCATGGCGTATTCGATGAAGTAGCGTACCCGCATTATGCTTACTCCTCCGGCCACGTGGCCGCGATCTGTCGATGTTCCTCATGCAACGCCGCGTCGATGCTCGCGAACAGCGCCTGCTCACGATCTCGAAACGCCTGCCATGCTTGCCAGACCGCCGCTTCATCCGGTTCAGTGATTGGCTCGATGGCTTCAATATGAAACTGTCGACCTCGCTCGTCCACCAGATCGATCTCCAACGGTGGATCGTCCGACGACCAGCGCACGACGTTGATGGTGTGAACGAACTGCCATCCTTCCTGGTAGCCGACGCTCCAGAGCGTCACCCAGACGGCAGCCGCGTCATCAGCGACGCGGGTAATCTCCAACCGCGCCTGTACGCCGAGGCGCGTGTAATCACCGTCGGGCCAGAAGATACCGAGCCAGCAGCCCACGGTGTTCAGATGTTCCAATACGGTTTTCAGTGCTTCAAGGGTCATAGGAAGTCCTCACCTGAGTTAATGTACGACAATCACCTGCTCCACCGTGCGCCCATCCGGGAGTTTGCTAATCCCGTGCTTACGAAATACCTCAAGGAGGGCTTTTTTTCGCTGGTTGCCATTCACGACGATCACGTCGATATTGTCAAGCAATGTCACCGAGTTTTTGAAGATGGTTTCATTGCCGCTTTTGGCATGAATCTTTTTCCAGGCGCTCACCGTGCTCTGCCGGTGCTCCTCCACATAGCCTCCGATGACTTTCCCGAACGCATCGTGATCGTAGCTGATGGCGTCCATGCGCCGGATCATCTCGATTTTGAAATAGAAGCCTTCGGAAGCTGACGTATCACGGCCTGGATGTTTCGCGATACGGGTAAAGCAGTAGCTGGCCCCGCCGGTATTCATATCCTCCACCGGCGACATTCCGCCGACCGGGACGCCGACACGCATTTTTTCCACCGTACTCACCATCGCGCCGTTATTGGAGAGCATGGTATCCACCAGTGTGGTGATATCGTTGCTGTTGGTGACATGATGTTTGAGCGCGAACCCATCCAGTTGACGCCGTATATCCGCATCGGAGAGATCGAAGCGCAATTGCTGGCGGTAGCCCGCCTTCGCACCGTGATCCAGGTAGCCCAACTGATAGACACCGTGGGGGTCGTATCCGGGCAGTTTCGTTACATCGGCCACCCCCAGCTTCGCGCCCCAGTAGGTCCGCAGCGTATTGACGCGCGTCGGTGTATCAGCGCTGCGCGCATCGAGATCAGCCAGCAGTTGCCGGTAGGGTGATTCCTTGTGCTCCAGGCTCAGATAGGCTTGCTTGTGCAGATAGAGCAACTCCATCTCTTCCGGGGATGCCACGCGCGCCGGGATGCCCACCTGCTCCATCATTTCCATCGCGCGGTCGATGGCCTTCGCCGCCGGCTTGTCCGGCAAACGCAATTCAAATTCCCCGCGCTGGGCGAAGAGGTTCTCGCCGGTCCACGGACGATAGACCGCATGCATGCCGTCACCGAAGTCGATTTCGTATTGCACGCCGCTTTTCCCACCCCCATGCAGCAAGTCACTGAGCGACGCGGCATCATTGACCACGGTGAGTTCGCCATGCTCGATTTGCTTTTTCGGCATGCGCACGGTGCTCTTGGTCACCGTAAACGCGGAGGCTTTTTTACTCTGCCTGGGCGCGGTGGCGACGAACTGCGAGAAGGCAGGTAGTCGATCCGTACTGCGATTCGCCACCGACACTTCGATCTGTCTCAAGGTATCGAGGTAGTGCCGGGCCATGGCCTGGATATCCGGTTGCTTCGACGTGAGGAGTTTTTCCATATCCGCGCGTACCGCAGCGGCTCCCTGGATTTTCGCAAGGTTATACTGCCCATCGCCGAGATGATGATTCACCGTCTTCACGCCTTGCAGAATGGCGTCGTAAAACGTGTCTTCCGGCAACGGCGACCCCACCTGTACCGTGCCCCCCGCGCTCAACGCTTGTTGAATCGCCTTGAGTAAGGGACGTTCCGCGTCGGGCCGCACTTTCATGCGCATGACCGTGCGCGTGCTGGTCGCGCCGCGCGCCCCCTTCACCTGCTCGGTGTAGATCAGCAGGTTCTGATCCTCTACCATATCCGTATCGAAGGGGATGGCTTTCCCCTGGTAGCCGAGTTTCGAAATGTCGGTCGTGATCTCATCCACCATCGCCTGCGGCAAGCGCGTAAAATCTTTCCTTCCGAGGAGTTCGAAGGAGAATTTGGGATCTCCCAGGATTTCCCGATAGAGCGTTTCGAAATCCTGGCGCAGACCATGTTTGCGTTCGAGCGCCGCGTCATAGAATCCCTGTAATCCTCGCGCATCACCGACAAAACGACGCTCGGCATAGGAGCGCAGGATAGCCAGGTACTCGGCATCGGGCAGCGACTCCACCCGTTCGATGGTCGCCAGCGTGTGCGACGGGTCGAGCTGGAGCTTGCCGGTCTTCGCGGCGTGCAGCATATCGTTGTAGAGCGTGCGCGGATGCTGTCCGGTGGCGTTCGGGTTGTAGCCGATGTCGAGGCGATCCCGTCCGAAATACTTGAACGCTTGTGCCCGATCAATGCCGACGATGCGCCCGTTGGACAGGCGCAGGAAGTTTTCGGCATGCGCGTCATGATTGGAAAGCAGCCAGTCGATGACCTGCTGGTGTTGGAGTTGCGCCTGTTCCTCGGGGGCAATGGTGTTCACGGCCACGCCTTCATAGTTCGACTGCGCAAGCAACCCCGTCTTCATCCTCTGGATGGTCCCGCGCTGCCCGTGCATACTGACGGCGCGCACTTCCACCGCATCGGGATCGAACAGGCGAGCGACGTGATAAGTCATTTCATCCCCATGCGCCAGAAACTCCTCCGGCATCGGCTTGAAGAGCCATTCGTTGCCCTCCGGATCGCAATAGATCTGTTTCGCATGCACGCCGCCCAGGTCTTTGGCATCCTTGACGAAGGTGAAATGCCCTGACGGATTGGCGGTCACTCGTGTCCATTGCGCATCGACCGACACGAAATCAGGACCGGCCACCACCGGCGATGGAGGTGACGGGGCAACCGGCATTGCCGCTTTGACTTTGGCCGCCTGTTGCGCGCCATGTCCATAGCCGGCAACCTTGGCCGCCAAGGCGTTCGAGACCTCACTGACCTTCACCGGATCGGTTTCCGACATGAGGGTGATGAGGTCATCCTTGGTGGCGAACGCCCAGTTTTTGATCTTCTTTTCTTTGGCGATGGCTTTAAGATCGGTGAGCTTCAGCCCCGACAATTGCTGTTGGAAGGCCGCTTTCTGCTGACTCAACTTCTTCTGCACCGTGGCGATCTGCTCGGGGGTCAGGTGTTCCGCCTGGCTGATGAAGGTCGAGGTAGCATTTGAAAATGCTTGCAGGAACGATTCATACTGTTCGGGCGCCATCGTGCCCGGCATCGCGTTGACCGCCGCCGTGATCGTATCGACCGCATGCTGCTGCGCGACTTGCGCCGCCTGCGCGGCCGCTTCCTGTGCGGCTTTGTCCGCCGCCTTCTTCGCCGCACTCCCCCCAGCGGCTTGCTGGAGTTTCCACTGCTGCCACTTCGCCTCGATGGCATCCCTGGCCGCTTGTACGGCAGTCGGATCGGTCTCCGACATGAGCGTCACGAAATCACTTTTCGTCGCCCACTGCCAGTGGGGAATCTTCGCGTCCTTGGCCAGCCCCTTCAGATCATTCGCGGAGAGCGCGGACACCTGCTGCTGGAAGACAGCTTTCTTCAGCGCCAGTTCCTGCGCCGCTTTCTCCAGTGCGGCTTGCGGTAAGCCGTTGCTCGTGGCCAGCACCTGCTCGGCGGACTGCAATGCCGCCAGAAAATCGGGAAAGCCTTGCGGGGATGCTGGCAACACCACTTTGAGCGTGGCGTCGTCGAGCGCCTGTTGCGCGACTTTGAGCGCCGACTGTTGCGCCGCGTCGATAGCGGCCTGCTTTGCGGCGTCGCCCAGCTCCTGCCCGGCGACCTTTTCGATGGCGGCGATCAGTTGCCCCTTATTCTTCAGCGGGCCGATGTGGAACTGCTTCTTCGCGGCCATGAGCGCCTGCCCGGATAGCCCGCTGTGATCGACGTCCGGCTCCAACTGGTCGAGCAACGCGATGACATCGGCCTTGGTCATATTGAGGGAGACACCCTTCTTTACGGCCAAATCCTGCAAGTCTTTCACCGTCAGCGAGTCCAGACCGGTAGCGGTCTGCTGTGCAGCGTGCAATAGTTCGGCTTGCAGTTTCGCCTGGAGAAAGACGGCCTGTTTGGCGGCAAGGAGTTGTACAAGTTCGTCTTTCGAGCGCAAGGCGCCAATGGCATATTGCTTGAGTTTCGCCTCCAACGCCTTCCCGCCAAGACCGCTGTGATCAATCCCTGGTTCGGCGAGATCAAGCAGGTAGTGGAAGTCCGCCTTGGTGCGCGCGATAGCAACCCCCTGGCCTTTTGCCAGCGTCTGCACCTGCTTCATGGTGAGCGCGCCAAGCTTCGTGGGATCGCCGCCCTCGAAGGCCGCCTTGAGGGTCTTCTGCTCTTCAACTTGGGCTGCGGCCATGCCCTCGATACTCTGCGGCGGCAGGATGCACGCATCACCGATGCTCGGAGCGGCGCTGGCCGCCAACACGCCTTGCCCGCAAATCACCAACGGCCAGGCCGGGTTATGCCCGCACCGGCATTGCGGATGGGCCGGCTGCGCGGGAAACTCGTCGATGGGGTACTGCCGGCCATCACGCGGGCCGCAGACCGGGCAGACCCGCTCGTCATCCATGGTGAACCATTCCAGCCGCTGGATGCCGACCGCCTGGTGGAATTTGAGCTTGCCGAGGTTATGCGCGCGCAGCACCTCGGTGCGGGCAATCACCTCCATGCGATATTGCGCCTTGCTGAACACCTTCGTCCCGGCATGGCGGAAGGACTCCTGATCTTTCACCACCTCGCCGAGATCGCGCACGATGTCATCCACCCCTTTGCCGGTGGCGATGGCGCCGCGGATGGTCCGCATGATGCCATCGGTCGTCTCCCGGTTCACGTCACCCGCCAGGGTGGTGGTGTAATTCGCCAGGAAATCCAACGCATCGGTATCGACGATATGTAACGCCCTGGTGGTGAGCTTGTCCAGGCCATCCGGCGTCAGGTCACGATAGACCGGCAACTGCGCGGTGGCGAATTCCTCGATGCCGTGGTTAACCCCGAGCCGGAAGGCGGCTTTGGCTTCCGTGCGGCAGCGGACGGTGTGCGACCGTTTAAGCCCGCTCATGATGGATCTGATCTCGGTGTCCAGCCGTTCCAGTCCCTTCAATCCCGCCAGCTTATTGTCCGGCAGGGAGCCAAGAGACTTGTACCGTAAGATGGCCACGCCCACCTGCTCGCGCGCGGACGCCAGCTCATCGGTAAGATCATTCACCACTTGCTCGACATAGCGATTCCGCGCGTCGAGGCTCCGCGCGACAGCCTGGCGAATCAACTCGTGTTGTGATGCGGCTTCGACCGGCATGATTCAGCCCCTTACTTCCGGTCGAAGAACCGGCAGGCACGCGCCGCAAACGTCGTCTCATTCCGTTGCACCGCGCAACGATTCTCCGCGTCCTCGAAATGCCGGCACTCGTCACAGATGGCGTCATCGGCAAAGGCGCGCGCGGCGGGACCACCGAGGGCCAGCGCTGCCGCTGCCGCCGGCGTGGTGCTCTTCGGCCCCAGCCCCAGAAAACTCCGCGCTTCATCCACGTCGAGCACACCGAGCGTAACCATATCGACGATGGGCTTGGCCTGCTTCTCGTCGAGCACGTCGATGCCCGGTTTTTCCTGCGCGCGGTTGGCCGCCTCGACATCCGGGTCCAACTCCATCTTCACCTGCAGGCTGGAGCGGGAGATGAGTTTCCGGTCGTAGAGTTCGAGCAGCAGCTTTTTGAGATCGACCGCATCGTTCGGATCGAGGTCGTTAAAGAGATACTGGACGGTGGCATCCTCGTGCCCGCTCAAGGTGAGCCAGTCATCCACCACCCAGTCGAGCAATTGCCGGGCGATTTGCTTGATTTCACGAATCATCACCAGCATCTTCTGCATGGAGACGGACGCCGTGGCGAAGTTCGGGCCGTCACCGGTGACCAATGAGCGCGAGAGCCCGAGCCCGACGATGATATCCTCCTTGACTTCCCTCACCTTTTCCTCGACGTTGAGCACGCTCCCCTCGGCGCCATGCGTTTCCACCCCGACGTAGAACGGCACCACCAGGCCGGACTTCATGTCCATCTTGTTGACCATGTCGCGAATGTCCTGAAGCATCTTCTGATCGGGGGTGATGACGCGCTGGTTGAAGGCGCCACCGACCTTGATGAGACGAAACGGCGTGGCCCAGCGTTTGGCGATGGCCTGCTCGGCCTTCCGGTAATCGCGCAGCAGTTCGATGGACTGGAACGCGGGCAGCACCAGGCTGTTCCCGCGTGGCGAGAATGGCGGCGCATCCCAGCGCAGATGAATCACCTGTTCGACTGGCAGCGCCAAACCATCCCCGGCGGCAGGCGCATCCTCGGGATACTGCTGCATCTCCATCAGCGTGCCCTGCGCATACTTCACTTTCACCGAGGTGGGATTGACGCAGGTGATCGCCTCGATATCCCGCCCATCCTGGCTGTAGCGTTTATAGCCGACCGCGTCTCCCTTCACCAGCAGTTGCAGGATCATGTCCTTGACGAAGGTGGAGAGCGCCAGCCGATCATGCAATGCGCACACGCCTTCTTTTACCGTCTCATCATCGCTGGCGAGCTTGATCTCATCGCCCACGGCAAAGCAGCGCCAGGAGTTAACGCAGTTCTTCACCAGCGGTTCCTCGATGTAGTAGGTCCATGCTCGGCGGGCGCGCTCGTCCCAAGTCACCGGGATCGGATCGGTGGGCGTGACGCTAATGAACGCCGAGCCATCGATGACGGCGGCGCTTGCCTGCGGGAGCGGCTGCGCGAGCGCGCCGGTGGTCTGTGGAGTGCGATAGCGTGATTTGGCCATGGTGAGTCCTTGCTAATAGAAAATCGGTGCGGTTAGCAGCGGCAGCACGCAGACCGATTGCGTTTCGCCGAGGTTGAGTCGTCCCAACTCGCGCACCAGCACGGCGCAGCGCACTGCGTCGATGATGTGGTCGTTGCCCTTCGAGTAGACCACCGCGTTGTTGGTCATCGTATAGGTGTGCGTGGTGAATTGCTCCTGCAGTTCCAGGTCACCTTGCGGGAAACGAATCTCCCGGCGCTGGAGCATGCCGTTGATGATGGAGGTCATCAGTTCCTTGGTGCGCTTGCGTATTTCACCGCCATCCGGGGTAGGCAGCGCCGTGACACCACCGAAATCGACCCCGCGCAGACGACCGCTCATGTTCAGCGGACGATAGCCATCCAGCGTCAGTAACTCCTGGACCACCGCGCCGCCGTTCCCGCCGTTGTCGATGCCGATGCCCGCCGGGGTGAAATACCGTTCCAACAGCGAGATGAGCATGGAGAGTATGGGATACGCCACGTGTTCACAGTGGATGCGCAGCACCAGGCTGGCCACCGGCTTCTCCCCAGCGGCATCCTGGAAGACCACGATCTCCGTGGGGTCATTCGTATACCCCAGGTCAGCGCCGATCCAGAACACCCCGGCCTGCGGCACCAGATCGAGCAGCGCTTCCAGCAGGTCGAAGGTCTGTGCGTTGTCCTGGCAGCCGGAGAGATGATCGCCGGTAATGCGCACGGTGCGATACTCGATGATCTCCTGGCAGGCGGCGTCCAGGTGTTCCTGGATGAAGGCGCCGTAGCTCGGTTTGCCGTGCTCGCCCGACACCTCATGCTGCCAGCCGGCGGTATCTTTCCCGCCATAGAATTCCACCAGTTCCCGCTCACGCTCTTCCGACCAGGTGGGATTCAACCAAGACGGCCAGCGAAAGACGGTGAACTGCTTCGAACTGGTTAAGCGAAAGTAGGTCGAGTTCCGTAGCCCATTCGGGGTCGAGTAGATGCGCAGGCGCCCCCCGGATTTCAGGCACTGGCGCAACGCTTTCCAGGCGGCCTCGGTCAGCCAGGCCCCTTCATCGACCCAGACGCGTTCGACGTGCAGCGACCGAAACGCATCGCCATAGACGCCCGCGGGCCGGAAATACAGCACCGATCCGGTGATGAACTCGATTCGGTAATACGGCTTCCGCATGATTTTCAGCTTACCGAACTGGTTAAGCGCCACCAACGCGCGCAACATCTCGCTCGTTTCGATCTGGTAATCGATCTCCTCGATCAGCGAATCGAGATGGCCTTGATGCGGCGCGGCGATCAGCCCCTGACCGCCCTGGGTCGTGGTGGCGAAGTGCAGCGCATCGGTGGAGAGCACCACGCTTTTGCCGGTGTCCCGTCCATCCAGATGAATGATGTTGCGCGACGGACAATGGAGATCGAACATCTGATGTTCCCAATAACGACGAGGCGTGCCATCCCGATTGATGAGCACCGCTTCGCCCCACTGGGCGGCATCCTGCATTACCTCATCGAACAACACGTCATCCACGGGAATGTCGGCTTCGAGAATCCGCGTGACAGCGTCCGTCATGTCAGCCCTGCCTTTCCGGCACACACGTTCGTTCTCGCGCAAGCCGTGCATACGCCAGTGCGCAATAGTCGGCGTTGAGTTCGATCCCGAGAAAGCGCCGGCCATGCGCCAGCGCCACCATCCCGGTCGTGCCCGCCCCGGCGAAGGGATCGAGCACGGTGGCCGGTACAACCTCGGTCTCGCCACAGGCGCAGGTGGGTTGCCAGCCGACAGTCATACGGCGCGTGACATATTCCTCCCCCTGTGCGCGAGCGGCCTGGCGCAGCAACGCCATGCGGTTCGCGCGGCTGCCCATGCCATAGGCGCTGTCCGTCTCGCCGTCGTGGGCGGTGACGCTTTGCCGCTCGACCAGGCGCGTCCACGGCACCCCGCACGTCGGACAAACCCCATGCGCCGAGGTGCCGGCGAGCAAGCACGGCTCCACCAGTCGCGGTGGGAACACGGCGAAATGTGCGCCACGGAACGGTTTGGTGGGGATGCGCCAGACGGTACGCCGATTGCGCCCGGCGGCGTTCATATACGCGCCCATGCAGTCGGATTGCGCCATGTTGTGGGAGTGCTTGCCGCCATACGCCTGTGCGTCACCATAGGGGCTGTGCAGCCCGGAGGTGTATCGCCGCATCGAATCAGCCATGAGCGGTTCCATGATGGCGTCGGCGTCGTAGAAATATCGTCGCTGCTTGGTGAGCAGGAAGACGAATTCATGGCTGCGCGTCGGGCGATCCTTCACGCTCTCCGGCAGGCAGTTCGGTTTCTCCCACACGATATCGGTGCGGAGATACCAGCCATCCTCCTGGAGGGCGAAGGCGACGCGCCACGGCAACCCCAGCAAATCCTTGGGCTTGATGCCATGCGGAACTCGCTGCCCCGCATTGCCGGCATAACAATCTCCCAGATTGAGCCAGAGGGTGCCGTCATCGCGCAGCACGCGCCGCACATCCCGGAAGATGCTCACCAGCGTGGCAACATAGGTCTCCGGCGTGTCTTCGCGCCCGACCTGGCCGGCGACCCCATAATCGCGCAGCCCCCAGTAGGGTGGCGAGGTAATGCAGCAATGCGCACTGCCAACCGGCAGCGTCGGCAACACCTCACGGCTATCTCCACACAGTAATTCGTATCCCGGCATGGACTTGACTTCCTTCCGCCTCCTCGCGCATGAATTGCGCAGAAGGAGGACTTCACCAATGACACTCGATCAGGCGCTCGACGCCTTTTGCACACACCAACGGGCGCAGGGGCGGTCGCAAAAAACCATTGACATCTACGCCCATGACCTTCGCAATGTGTTCACCCGGCTGGATGACATGGGGGTCGCGAACATCACGGCACGGCGACTCATCGCGGTCATGTCCGATCCCACCCTCATCACCAGCCCGACAGGAACACCGAAAGCGCCCGCCACGCTCAACCGGGGCCGTGCCGCCGTGCGTGCGTTCTTCGCCTGGGCGCTCGACACGGGACACATCACCGAGAACCCCGCGCTCGGTATCCATCTGCAACGAGCGCCGCGCACGCCACCGGCCTTTCTCACCGATACCGAGGTGCGCCGACTGCTCAAGGCATTGACCGGACGCACCAGCCCACTGGCCAAACGCGACCGGACGTTAATCGAGACTTTCCTCGCCACCGGCATCCGCCTGCAAGAACTGGTGGCGCTTGACCTTGCCGACGTTGATCTCGACGCCAAGCACCTGCATATCCGCCGGGCGAAAGGTGGGCAGCCGCAGGTAAAATTCCTAAACACCCATCTGCGCGGCATCCTTCGCACCTATCTCCAGTGGCGTAGGAAACAAGGCGAGCAGTGTTCGGCGCTGTTCATCAGCCAGCGGGGAACACGCCTGTCGCCACGGCAGGTGGGCTATCGCTTTGCACACTGGCTCCATGAAGGCGGGATCGAGAAGGCCATCTCCCCCCACGGCCTACGCCATACCTTCGCCACCCGGCTCTATAGCCGCACCGGCGATCTGCTGGTCGTCCAACGCGCACTCGGCCATCGCAACATCGCTACCACCGAGATTTACACCCACCTGGTGGACGGCGCTCTCGAAGAGGCGCTGGAACGGCTGTAACCAGTCATTTCGGTCAGGCATTGTCGCCACGGCTCTTCACTCCAGGAGGTCCGTGGCGCATTGCGGAGAACAGACCTTCTCCGCAATGCCGCCTAAGAATCACCGCCGGTTTACGCGTGATCTTCCCCGGACTCCGCAGGTGTTCTCTGCACTGTTTCCGGCGTTTTCTTCGTGCCGGGCTTGCGCTCGGTCGCATCCACCTCGTCTTTGCGCGCTTTCACCCGCTGCAGTAACTGGTTCGCCCAGTCCGTGGCGTTCATCCCCTGCGAACCCGGCGTCGCCTCACCCTCGCGGGTACGCTTGGTCGCCTTCAAATCGGAGAGGTGCCGGCGCATCATGCGATCCAACCGTTCCGCCGTCTCCCAGTCTTCCAACGCGATGGCGCGGCCCATCTGGGTGTAATACAGACACACCAGTTCCAACTGCATAAAGTCGGCGCTGTCGTTCAGCGCGTACTCCTCGTGGAACCGGTCGATCATCGCCTCGAAGATCTCCTGCTCGTCAGTCGTCAGGAAACGCGAGGCGTAAATCCCATGCTTCATGTTGTTCATACGGCTGGCCGAGTTCGGTGAACTCCGTCCGCCTGGTATCCGTCCCGTCACGCGCTGTAACCTCCCCAAGTAATCGAGTTCACGGCTCGTCAGATGCGCTCGACGCCGTGGCTCCTTCAAATCCGCACGCATGGTGTTCTCCTCCGAGAGGCGATTTCAGAGATGCGGCGGGGAGGAGGCATTTCGCCAACCTCACGATGGCTTGCTATCTCCCACGCATCAGCCCCGATGGAAATCACGACTAAAAATTCCCCGACGCCGTTCTTTGTCAATAATCTGCCAGACACGCTGCGGCGTCAGCTTCACGATGCGGGCAATGTCCACCTGTTTTCGCCCTTGCATGTAGAGCGCCAGCACCTGGGCTCGCCGACGACGTGCCGGATTCACGGGCGTCGGCACCCATAGGTGGCCGGTATAGTGTTTTTGCACCTGCTTGAGCACGGATTCCGGTAAGACATCCCGCGCATTGGCGCATCGGTCATGTCGCTTGTGCGCTCCCATGTGTCACCCCCTGACGTCGCGGACGATGAAACCGCGTACATTGCTCACGGTTGCCCTTCTCGGCGAATAACTCGATAGCCTCAGCGGTCACCGCACCGAGGGCACGCCCATGGACAAAACAGATCAGACCATAATCCTGTCCGCACGGCATGGCGAATTGTCCCCGATTCTGAAACAGATCGGCATGCGACCAGCCCAATCCCATCGCCGTGTCCTTGATCTCCTCGACCTTGAAGTAATCGAGCAGATCAACCTTCTCGGTAAATCGCCATGTCCCCGTGGCCGGATAATTCAGGTCGGGCAGGAGATCGTCGAAATCCTCGGGACGTTCTTCAGCCGCCAGTGCGATGGCTCGTTGCTCATACGGCGTATAGGTCATTGGCACGAATCGCCGGCCATATATGTCGGTGATGTAGCGCGTATCGGCCTGCGCGCGTTGACCATCCGTCGTGTTGATCTCCACCCATCCGCCAGGCAACTCAGCTTCCGCCACATGGATGACCGTCACGACCCCGTCACCTCCGCCGAGTATCCGCACGGGCACGCCCACGACCAACACCGGTGGGGCGCTGGGGTCAGGCAGCATCGCGCGCGCCAACCCGGAACCCGAAACAGACTGCTGGGGAGTGGTCCCCGCGGATTGAGCATCCTGCAGCAACGCCAGCAAACGGGATGCGGACTGCGCGCTCGGGGGCTCATACCCCTGGATATCCAGCGATTCCAGCATCGCCAGCAGCGTCGCTTCCCCGTAGAGCCGAATCGCATCATCCTGCATGACGTTGAATCGCTCGCGAAGCTGGTCATAGACCGCTTCCGGCAGCAAGCCACGCCGATGCTTTTCCTGGGCATGCGTCATGCGAGAGCGCAGCCAGGCATAATACTCAGGCGTCAAGCGCCGATAGGCTTTGCCCTGCAGTACCAGATCCTGCTCACCAGTGATCTGCTCAGTGGCATCTTCCCAGCGGGATAGATCGGTGGCATACCAGAGGGAAGTGCTCGGCTGAGTGTTCCGGGCTTGATCCTGGGCAAAGAGGGATGGTGTCGCATCAGACATGAGGCAGTCCCCCTTGGTTCACGCTCACGGGACGGTGATGTTCCGTGTCCATGCCATTGGCCTCACGTATATATACATATACGCGACGTGAAAGAATGATGGGGTCTATCACGCTATCCGTCTCGGTCATCCCAGTCACCTCAGCTTCCTCTGTCCTCAGGTCTTCTTCTTTCTTCTCCCTTCAGACAGCTCGCGAGGAGAGAGAGAATAAATATAAGAACGAACGCATCGTCTCGGGAGTCTGTCCCGCTTCGTATTACGAAGGTAGAGCGGTGCGCATATGCGCGTATGTAATAGCTGGAACTACTCGGACACCGGAACACCTCCCGAATACTGGATGAATGCGCAGACGCTTCCCCCCGACGAACACGCCGAAAAAAGAGCCTCCTAACCGTTACATAAACGGTGGAGGCGAAAAGTGACGAGTCATTCTCAGGGTCTGGCGAACTATTTCTTGAAAAATCGCTGTCGGACGCCGATGCCAGGGAACTGACGCCATGCCGTCATGTCATCCTCATCTCGCGATTTCACCTCGGTTCCCCGCTAACAATGCCCTTGGCTGGAATTCCAGCGAGCGCCTAAAAAAAGTTCCAAAGAATTTTCACCCCACATGCCGCCCATTTCACGCTCGATAGCCCCTGGCAGATGCCTCCCAGCTATCGTCTCCACGGCCTCCTACCCGCCGTTTCGCTGGGATTCCACCAGATGGAAGTGAGAGGTCGTGCGCTCACTCCCCAATCATCCTTGCGCCGTGACGCCGGCCTCATCACCCATCGAGGAGGCCGACATGGCTATCTGGTTTCAGTACTACGACATCGACCCGTACATTGTGCGGGCCATCGACCACAAAGTCCGGCATCTGTACGACAAGTACCACTTGACCTGTGATGACCTGGACGACTTGCGCCAGGAGTTGTTTGTGCATGCGCTGCAATACGCGCACACCTTCAATCCGCAACGCGCGCAATGGACCACCTTCATCGACCGGCTGCTCAAGAGCGGCATCGCCAACTTCCTGCGGGCGCGTGATGCCGAATGCCGTTGTGGAGAGAAGAGCGTGCCGTTGTGTGAGGCGGATGATCGGGAGCACAGCGCCGAATACGTGACCGCGTTGGATGGCGTCTATACCGGAACGCGCCTGTCGCCCGACGGTCAGACGATGGACACCTCAACTGAAGCTATCGATTTGCGCCTCGACGTTGCCGCGATCCTGGCGACGCTGTCTCCGTTGCTCCAGCAGATCTGTCGCCTCCTGATGGACGGGGAAAATGTCACGGCGGTCGCTCGCACGCTCGGCATGCCGCGCACTTCCCTCTACTTCTACCTGGATCAACTCCAACGCATCTTCGTGGCGCACGGCTTCGATTTTTCTTTGCGAATGACTCGTCACTTTTGACGTTGGCCGTTTATGTAACGGTTAGGGGCAGCTTTTTCGCTGACCCGGAGAGGATGCGAGATGCACGAGAGCCGTCTACTGACAACCTACACATTCTGGAACACCTACCGGAATTGCCCACGGGCTTGCGCCTGGCGCTATCTCCACGAACTGGTGCCCCAGGGACGAAGCGCGAACTTGCGCTTTGGCTCGCTCATCCACCGGTGCCTTGAGCACTGGCACATACACCGAGACATCGGCGCCATCCAGGAGATCATCGACCAGGCCTGCGCCCAGCGCGCGCAATACCCTGACGTGCAACAAGCGTGGCATCTGGCCTCAGCCATGATGCTGGGGTATGCCATGCGCTATCGCGAGGAAACGTTCACGATCACCGATGTCGAGCGCATCTTCTCCGGTCCCATCATCAACCCCGCCAGCGGGAAACCGTCCCGCACCTTCCTGCTGGCGGGCAAGATCGATGGGCTGGTCGAGCTGGATGGCGAGATCTTCCTGCTGGAACACAAGACGACCGGCTGCCTGGACGGCGAGTACCTGGAGAAGCTCTGGATGGATTTCCAGTTGCTGCTCTACGCCTATGCGCTGGAGCGCTATGAAGGCATCCGGGTCGCCGGCGCCATCTACAACATCCTGGTCAAGGCGAAACTGCGCCAGGGGCAGGGGGAAACGGAGTTGGAATTCCAGCAGCGCGCGGCGGAACTGGCTGCCAAGAACAAGTCCGGCAAAACCACCGCCACGCGCAAACAGCCCGAAGCGGATGCCGATTTCCAGGCACGACTGCGCGCGAAATACGCCGACTCTGAGATGTTCCACCGGGAAGTGCTGTATTTCTCCCGCGACCAACTGGCCGAAGTCGAGGCGGAACTCTGGCTGCTGACCCAGCAGTTTCTGGAAGCCCGCAAGCATCGCTGGTTCATTCGCAACACCGCCTATTGCTTCCACTACGGCGCGCCATGCGCCTATTACCCGCTGTGCCGGGCCAATGGCGCCGAGCACGTCATCGACAATCTGTATGAGCGCCGTCCGCCGCACGAAGAGTTGACCGCGACGCGTGATGACGCTCCCGTCTTTTAACCGAAAGGAACCATCCATGACTGAGATCATCCGTGTCTTGCGCGTGCTCGAATATGTCGGGCCGCGACAGATCGTCGAGGACACCCTGCGCCGTGGCGGCGTGCCGGCCAACGGTGAGCATACCGTTGCCATACGTCGCGGTGATCCGCCGGCGTCGGGCACCTTGCGGATTTCTTCCGCGCTTATCGGCACTTTCGGCGACGTCGTGCAGGTCATCGACGACCCGCAAGAGACGCTCGTTCCCTGACCTATTTTTCACAAGGAGACACTATGTTACCAACCGCGAAAACCCCGCCCAAGCAGGCATTGGCTGACTTGTCGGTGCTCGTGTATGGCCGCCCGAAAGCCGGCAAGAGTTCATTCTGCGCGCAAGCGGATGATGCGCTCTTCCTGGCAACCGAGGCTGGACTCAACCATCTCGACACCTACCAGGCGCCGATCAATTCCTGGGAGGAGTTGCTGGAGGCCTGCGCGGACATCGCGACGGGCAACCATCCGTTCCGCACCATCATTCTCGACACGGTCGACAATGCGTATCGCCTTTGCGCCGAGTATGTCTGCAAGAAACATCGCATCGACCATGAGAGCGATCTCGGCTATGGCAAAGGCTATGCATTGATCTCCAATGAGTTCACGCGCGTCCTGACCAAGCTGTCGCTGCTGCCCTACGGACTCTACATTGTCTCGCACGCCCAGGATATCGAGATAGAGACACGGACGGGCAAGTATAACCGCACCGTGCCGACGCTGCCGGAGAAAGCCCGGAAAGTCGTGCTCGGTCTGGTGGACATGATCCTCTTCGTCGATTTCGAACCCTATACCGACGAACACGGCGACACGCAATATCGCCGCGTCATCCGCACCAAACCCTCCACGACCTATGAAGCGGGAGACCGCACCGGGCGCTTACCGGAAACACTCCCGCTCGACTACCAGGTCTTCATCGAGGCCTTCACCAACGATCCGTTCAGCGACCAATAACCGATGACCCGTGATAAGGAGAACAACCCATGAGTACCCCTGATTACACCGCCGATCTCGCCCAACTGGACGATGTCTACACCGAGGTGGAACCGGCTGAGCGCAAAGAACTCGATGATGTCCCGCCGGGTCATTATCAGGCCTACGTCGACCGGGCGTATCTCGACCGGGCGAAAACCAGCCGCCGCCTGCTGCTGAAATGGGAACTGGTGATTGCCGCCGGCGAGTTGAAGGGCCGACGTCTGTTCCGCAACAACATGGTGGAAACGCCGGACAACCTGCGCTGGCTGAAAGCCGACTTGCAGACTGCCGGCGTCACGCTGCGGAAGCTGTCCGATCTGCCACTGCAACTGGAGCCGCTCATCGGCGTGCTGCTCGATGTGACCGTCTCCGTGAAAGGCACGGGCGATCAGGCCTTTACGAACGTGTATTTGAACAAACGCGTTGACCGCACCGAGGGAAGCGGGGCCGAGGCGACGCCGCCGTCATCCCCCGCGTCCGCCAAGTCAGGAGGGAGTCGTGGACTCTCGCGCTTCTAAACCGATCATTGTGGTCGATTCGCGGGAGCAGCGGCCCTGGACGTTCGATGCAGCACGCGTGGGGGGTGTCGTCCAGGCGGCACTCCCCGCCGGGGACTATTCGCTGCAAGGCTACGAAACGCAGATCGCCATCGAGAGAAAATCGCTCGACGACTACGTGCAAACGGTGATTCATGCCCAGGAGCGTTTCGCGCGTGAATTGAGTCTGCTGCGCGCCTATCCGCGCGCATGGATCGTCGTGGAGGCGACGCTGGACGATGTGCTGCAGGGACGCTATGCGTCACGGGCGCATCCGCAGTCGGTGCTGGGGCTGACGGCGGCGCTGATGACGCGCTACGGCATTCCGGTGCTCTTCGCCTCGGATCGTCCCAGCGCCATTGCGCTGGTGGAAACGCTACTGCTGCACTGGCACGCGCAGCAGCAGAACGGGAGGTAGCATGCCAGTAGATATGGCGCCCGCAACGGAAGAGATGACCTTACGTGGACGCGTCGTCCACTTGTTTTATCAATCGCCGGCATTTACCGCCGGGGTGTTGAAGCATGCCGGCGAAGGCCAGGTGCGCTTCAACGGCAAGTTCATGGTGGCGGAAGGGGATGACATTTCCCTGGTCGGCCATTGGAGCACCCATCCGCAGTATGGGCGGCAATTCGCGGCCAGCGGACTGAAGCAGGAATTGCCGATTGATGCCGAGGGCTTGGCGCGGTACCTGGCGAGCGAACCCGCCTTCTTTCAAATCGGCGAGGCCAAAGCGCGTAAAATCGCCGACGCGTTTGGCAATACCTTCGATTTCGTCATTCGCGACGAACCCTGGAAAGTCGCCCAGGTCGCCCGCCTCTCAACGGAGACGCTGAACACCCTGCGCACGGAATGGCTGAAACGGGCAGAGGTGAACGCGCTGAGCAGTTGGCTCGGAAGCTTCGGGCTGACGCACCGGCAGATCACCCGGATGGTGGAGCACCTGGGGCACAACGCGAAAGCGCTGCTCACGGATAACCCGTATGAACTCTGCCGCGTCCTGCCCGGTTTCGGCTTTGGCCGCGTCGACGAGATCGCGCAAAAACTCGGTGTCGAGAAGGAGCACCCCGAGCGCATCGCCGCCGCGTTTCGGCACCTGTTGCTGAAAGCCGAACACGACGGCCATTGCTGGCAGGAAGAGCAGGCCGTGGAACAGGAGGCGTTCAAACTGCTGTGCCTGGATTCACTCCATGCCCATCGGCTCATCGCGGAACTGCTGGATCGGGAAGTCGCGGCGGGGCGGCTCTTCCGCTATGACGGCGGTGGCCGCTGGGTCATTGCCCTGCCCGCGCTCGCGCAGCGGGAGTTGGACATCCTTCGTTCAGTCGTGACGCATGGCGCACGTGAACGGGAATTGTCCGAGCGCTGGTTGGAATTGCTTGACGAGGTCGCGTCCGAGTTGAATCCGAGTCAACGACAAGCGGCGCTGATGGTCCACCGGCATGATCTGTCGCTCATCGCCGGCGCCGCCGGGTCCGGGAAATCCTACACCATCGCGGCGATCTATCGCGCGTTTGTGCGGCTGTACGGTGAAGAGGAAATCGCGCTCGCCGCGCCCACCGGGAAAGCCGCCAAACGGCTGGAAACCCTCTGCGAAGTCGAGGCGAAAACGATCCATCGCTTGCTGGAGTACAACACGGTCACCTGGGGACGGAGCCATGAGAACCCGTTAGCGGAACACGTGGTCATCGTCGATGAAGTCAGCATGGCCGACGTCCACTTGATGTGGCGTTTGCTGGATGCCATTGATTTCGACACGACGCGTCTCATCCTGGTGGGCGACCCGAACCAGTTGCCGCCGGTCGGCCCGGGCAACGTGCTGCGCGATCTTCTCGCGCGGCGGATGCTCCCTATTACCGTATTGGATCAGGTGGTGCGCCAGGCCGGTACGCTCAAGGAGAATTGTACCGCCATCCTGCGCGGGGACGTGCGGGACACCGCCGAGGGGGAGAATGGCGTGCTGCGTCCCTGGTATCTCATCGACGACTGCCGGGGGGAACAGGCGGTATTGGACGCTCTCGAACACATCGTGCGTGACGTGGTACCGCGCTTGGGGTTGGACCCGGTGCGGGATATCCAGGTGCTGACGCCCACCAATAAAGGGCCGCTGGGCACACGCGCCCTCAATATCCTGCTCCAGCGCCTGGTGCAGGAGCAACGCTTCGACGTGCAAGTACCTCCCGTCCCGGAGCACCGTCGTCCCGAGTTCTTCATCGGCGACAAGGTGATGCAAGTGCGCAACAACTATGGCCTCGAGCTGATGAACGGCGCCATCGGCGTGGTGCGTGACATCACGCAGGAGGAGGATGAGAAGACGAAACGTCCGGTCGAGGTTCTGGTGCTGGATTTCGATGGACGGAAAGTGCATATCCCCCGGCAGGCGGAGGACGCCGATGACTTGATGCTGGCCTATGCCTCCACCGTGCATAAAAGCCAAGGGTCGGAGTTTCCGGTCATTATCGCCGTGGTGCATCGCGCGCAGTCGTTCATGCTCAACCGCAATCTGCTCTACACCGCCGTCACGCGCGCGCAGCGGTCGGCCATTCTGCTGGGCGATGCCGTGGGCATCCGGCGGGCGATTGACCGGCGTGACGTGGATGCGCGCCGGACGTTTCTCGCGCTGGTCGATCCGGCGGACACGATGAAGGGAGTCGGCGTATGACGACGGCATTTTATCTGGCGTTTATCGTCGATCATGACATCCGGGAGCGCGGACACGTGGTCGTCGAGGCGGGAATCGATCTCCTCGCCGGGCCGTATCCTACGCGCGCCGTGGCGGAAACCGCCATCCGCGACACCTGCCGCGCGCATCCGCGCTTGGCGGCATTCGCCGGGCTCGCTACCTACCTAACAGGCGCGCATGGCCGGTCACCGGTGCGCCTTGAGGTCATTCCGGTCACCCTCTCGCAACTGGCCCACTATAACGGTCGCCACAACCATGCGGCACTGCCCTGGCCACCGCCCGTGGTGGCGCCGACCGCAACGGCGCAGGTTGACCGGTCGCCGAAAAAAACATCGACCACACCATCATTACGCAAAGGAGCAGCCCATGCAACAGCATGAGATCAAAGAATATTATCGCCAAATCACTTCGGTGAACATCGGCGAGGTGGCCCGTGAATTGCTTGGGGCGCGCATCACCGAAGATGGCGGCACCATCATCCACATCGACTGTCCGGGGCATCCCTCCACCAGCGGAAAATCGCTGCACGTGGAAGTGGAGAAGCAACTCTGGCGCTGCTGGGGATGCGGCATCAGCGGCGATGTGCTGCATCTGGTGGAGTTCGCGCGGCATGGGATCGTCACGACGGGCATCGCCGGGGTGATGACCGAGACCCACCGCGACGCGCGCGATTGGCTGGCCGAGAAAGCCGGGCTGTCCAAGCTAGCGCACCTGGGCCTGTCCGACGCGGAGATCGCCGAGATCGAGCGCCGGGAAGTCACCCTCCAGCGTGCGCGGGAGGTGCTGACCGCCGCCGCCGAGTGGTATCACGCGCGGCTGATGGCGAACGACGAGGTGAAGGCCTGGCTGCGCGCGCAGTATGCCTTCACCGACGAAACGCTGATGGCGCATACCATCGGGTTCGCGGATATCCATGGGCTGCGTGATCATCTCTATGGGTTGGGCTTTTCCACCGGAGAGTTGCTGTCCAGCGGGCTCTTCCGCCCCAATGAGACCGGCGATGAAGCCAAGGTGCTGCCGTTTTTCAACCAGCGGGTGATGTTTCCGTACCGCAGCCGGGGGCGTGTCACCTACTTCATCGGGCGCAAATGCCCGCAGACACCCGACGAGAAATGGGAGAGCGGCAAGTATAAGAAATTGCTGACCTATGACCCGGACAAGCGTCCCTGGGTGGCGGACGGCATTGAAAACACTCAACTCTTCAACGAGGATTGTCTGCTCAGCCGCCCGCGTCAGGCGATCATTACCGAGGGTATTACGGATTGCATCTCGCTGATCGCACGGGGCTTTCCCTGCGTCAGTCCGGTGACGACGCGTATCCGTCAGGATGATTGGCAACGCGTGCTGCCCAAGCTACGCGGCGTGAAAGAAGTGCTGATCTGCCAGGACAACGAGGTGTCGGAGGCGGGATGGCTCGGCGCGCTGACCACGGCCCAACACCTGGAGAGCGCGGGCATCACCTGTCGGATTGCGCAATTGCCGCTCGATCCCGCGCAGGAGGAGGCGCGCGTCGAATTGCGCGACCGCTTTGGGATCACCGGCGCCGCCGGGCAGCGCTCCGTGCAGGCCCACCTCGTAGATCGTTCCGAGAGCGAGCGGGCAGCGGCGCATCAACTATTGGAAATCGCCAAAGTCGACATCTGCAGCTTCTTCGTGCATGGCCATAGCGTCGGGGAATTTCAATGTGTGCTGCAGACCGCGAAAAGCAGTGTCGAGTATGCGATTGATGCTTTTCCCGCCGATGCGCCCTCCGCTGAGCGCATCACGCTCATCGACGATATCCTGGGGCATATCGCACGGCAACCGAACCTGGAGCATGACCGCTTGCTCAAAGCACTGCAAGAACGCCTGGGGAACGCCTACCGATTGACAGCGTTGCGCGGGCGCATGAAAGACTGCCAGCAGGCGATACAGGCAGCCAGTCGTGAGTCGCAAGCCCAGCACGCCAACGAGGAACGGGGCGGGCCAGTCTTCACCACCGGACGCCTTCGCTACTACCTGGTCGATCAGGGCATCGTGCGCGAAACGGTGCGGGAGACGCCGCAAGGCCCGATGGTCTCCTCCCCGGAGCTGCTGACGAATTTCCACATCAAAATCGACCGCGAAGTCCTCTCCGATGACGGCGATATCCATGAGGATGGCTCGACGATTGCCGACAATGCGATGCATGGAGAGATCATTGGCCCTACCTGGCGGAAACCGTTTCAAATCAGCGGAGCGGACTGGGGGTCGAATGCCGACCTCGCCCGAAAGATTACCTCCGTGGCTCGACAGCGGGCGGTGTTCTCGACGCGCCATCTCGATGACATTCGTCTCATCACCACCCAGGTGTCGACGGAGACCACCGAGGAACTGGTCTATACCATCTTCGGCCAGCATCCGAGCGCGGGATTCGTCACGCCGTCGGTCATCATCCGCAACGGGGACATCGTCGCCACCGAGAGCACGCATGCCAGCGTGGATGTGCATGCCGACTATAACAAGGCGCGCAATCTCGATTTGCTGGCGGCGCCCACGGAGGAGGTGCGCGAGCTGGTGCGACACCTATTGACGGATTTCCTGCGGCTGCAGCCCTATGCGGTCACGCTGCCGATTCTGGCCCATGCGTTTTTAGGTCCGATCCTGTTTAGCCACGATTTCGTGAAGGAGTATTCGCCGTTCATCCTCTTCATTGCCGGGTCGTCCGGCAAGGGGAAAACGGAGACCGCCCGCTTTGCGCAATGTTTGTGGGGCGATTTTACGACCAAGGATAAGCTGGCGGGCTGGGGTTCGACGCCGGAGATCAACCGGCAGGAAGCCGCGCGCTGTCGCGGGGGGCTGTGGCTGATCGATGACTTCAAGCGTCAGAAAATCGGCCACATGCAATGGACCAATGCGCTTCGCTTATTGACGGACTATGCCGACCTGCAGGCGCGAAAACGCGCGACGCCCGGCGCCAAGGTCATCACCGGCGCGGTGATTCAGGCCATGCTGCTGATTACCGGGGAAGATCTTCCCTTCAACGAAACGGCGGCACTGGCGCGTTCGTTGGTGGTCGAATTCGAGAGCGATCCGCAAACGCACCCACAGTACCTGGCGTGCTTGCAGCGGCATCAGGACTATCGCAAAATTCCCGCGGCGTTCATCGCTTGGTGGCAACGGCAAGAACCCGCCTACTGGCATGGGCGATTGCGAAGCGCGGAAGCGGACTTCATGGGCTTCATGCGCGCGGAAGGCCTGCAGTCGGATAATAGCCGGCGCCTGGCCTCCAACGCCGCGCTCTCACTCATCGGCATGGAGGCGTTTCTCGACTTCGCCTATGCCATCGGCTGTGACCCGTTGGCCATCACCGGACAGGACTTGCTGGTGGAGCATACCGGCGTGTTGCGGGACATCCTCCGTCGTATGATCGCGTCGGTGAATGACGCGCGTCCCGGCGAGAGCTTCCTGACGACGCTGGCGCAGTTGTTGACCGCGGATCGGGTGCGCATCAAGGACCATTACATCGAAGATCACAAAGAGCACGGCATCCCCATCATTGGCTACTACGCGAAAGATCGCACAGTGATTTATTTGCTCACCCGTCTCGCCATGGGCGCGGTGCGTGACGCCTACAAGCGTGGAGAAGACGAGCCGCTCTATTTCAGCACCACCGCGATTGGCAAGCAACTCACGGAAGAGGGCATGTTGCTTCCCGAGGATGCGGCGGGCGGCTCACCCATGCGCCGTGTCCGCATCCCTGGTGGCGGGCGAGCGACGCATCCCGAATGGGCCTGGCGGGTGGATGCGCGAAAGCTCGAAGCGTTGCTGGATCGCTATGGCAAGGGGCGTGACGCGTTGGATGCGTGAGGATAGGGTTATTTTTCGCATGGATTGTGTGAAATGCCCGAAATGACTCGTCACTTTTCTCGTTCACCGTTTATGTAACGGTTAGAGGACACAAATTGGATGACACCCGATGCGCCCATCGTACTGCTCGAAATTGACGGCACGCGCCTCTCCCTCGATCTGACGGGAGACCTGATTGCCTTCACCTATGAGGATCACGAGAAGGAGATGGATCTGCTGGAAGTGACGCTGGCCGATCCCTATTTGCTATTCATCGACAATCCGCTACTGCAAGAGGGGAAGGACATCCGCGTGCGTTTCGGCTATGCGGACAATCTCTCCCCCACCAAGGTGGCGGTGATCAAGGAAATCGGCTACGACTTCCCGGAATCGGGAGCGCCGACCATCACCATCAAGGCCTACGACAAAGGCTGTAAATTGTCCGCCGAGCAGGTGCAGCGAGTGTGGGAGAAGCCGGGCGGGATGCGCGCGAGCGACATCGCGGAAACCATTGCCAACGAACATGGACTGACGCCGGTGGTCACGCCGAGTATCGACCAGCTCGCCCGGCTCCATCAAAGCAAATTGTCGGACGCGCAATGGCTGGCGCATCTGGCGAAGACCGCGAGGGCATCGGATGGCGAGGGGACGACCGACTATGTGTTCTATGTCGAGGGTGAGGAACTGCACTTCCATCCGCGTGGCTTGGAGAAGCCCCCGGCACTGGCATTGGAGTACTTCACCAGTCGGAAAGGGATACTGCGGTCATTTCGCCCGCAGACCAATACGCAAGGCACTGCCGCCAGCGGGCAATCGGCGAAAGCGGTCGGCGTCGATCCGAAAGCCAAAGCGCCGACAGCGGCACATGCGGATAACGCCTCGACCCCGGATCGTCCGGTGCTCGGGAACAAATCCGCGCTGACGCAGGGACCGCCAGCCAAACCGGTGGTCATCGATGCGAATTCCGGCAAGCGCCGGTAAGGGGACATGAGCATGAGTCAACCCGGAGGACAACGCGCGGGGAAGATCACGCCAGCGGCGGGCACGGCGAAGACCCAGCCTGCCGCCGAGTACGCGTTCGTGACCGGGGAACTCGGCCATGTGACGGCTGAGGCAACGACTATCGGCCTGCCGTCCATGCGGGCCAAACAGAATATCGAAATGCGCGGGGTGGGACGGAAATTCTCCGGCGTCTATTACGTCGAAGCCGTCCGGCACCGCATTGACGGGAGCGGCTACAGTTGCGAACTGACGCTCCGTCGCAA